TAAGCATCTGGTCTCATCACCGCAAGCAAAGAATCAAAGTTTTGCTTAAAGGATATTTTCATCCTCTCGATTTCGTCTTCTCTTTCCCAGGTATAAAGAAGATGCTCCACATATTCTCTGACTATATTGGTTGCCCCGAGGAAAAGACCTCTGCGTTGTGCGAGTCGGAGGGAATACTTTTCCTGCCGACTCGCTGCGATTTTTTTACATGGTCAACCACCGCTCTTTCCCGCAGTCTCAGGTCTAGATATACCTCGTCATATATCTCTGCGAGGACGAGAGGAGACCATTTCCTTATAACTTCTCTTTTAGCGGGGACAGGGTCATACTCACCCACTTCCAGAGGAGGAGGAGCAAGGGGCTTGCCATCCACCTCATCAATGCAATAACTGAGGCACTCGATATACATCGCCTTGGTATAGCTCAAGGTGTCCTGATAAGAGAAAAGAAAACTCGCCAGCTTCAATTCCTCTTCTGCATTTAAAGAATGTACTTTGAATTCGTGCCCGAAGACTTCGTATGTGTCCACGATTTTCCCCAGGTACACCAACTGTTTATAATCATTGTACTCAGACTTCTCGATGTCCTTGAGAATCTCCGACAGGTCTATCTCCCTTTCTTTTACTTCCTCTGGCATGTGCAATCAGCTCCTTTCTCATTTCATTGCACTAAAACGACAAAAACGGCAAATTAAAGAAACCAAAATGAGAACACAAAAATAATCCTTATTAAAGGTAAACTAAAATAAGAACTAGGGAATTCAAGTCTATTCAATTTAAGTTAAATAAGGATTTTAATACCCGTGAGGTCGGGCATCCCAGATGAGGGATTTAGGAGGGGGAGGGGGAGAGAACATCTTCAATAAATGGCTTGGGTTCTCTCCCCTGTATCTTAACGCCCTGGAGCGATTAAATAGGAGTTGTATGCGTATAGCTGATAGTCACCTGTTTGGGAATGCTGATGTTCCCAATCTGAACCTGTTCTCCTGTCTGTACTCCAGTAATCCTGCAACCGTGATAAGTCTTACCTCTAATCGCTCCGCTGTGAGATACGATTATCTTCTGCAGCGAAATCTCGTCTTTGTTCACAAGCTCTCGGATAGTGATGGTGGGGTCATCCACCCAAGGCAGGGTGTTCCATACCTCACTCTCCCAGGTCTCCCTGATAGTCAGGGTAATCGTTCCTCCATTAGTAGCTTCACAGGAACATATTTCCATCGGCACCTGGGGAGTCCCCGGCTTGCGGATAGGCATTATCCTATCCGGGGTCGGGTTAACGAGGTCTTCTCCAGAGTCGTTCACAATCTCGCAGAATGCGATAGGCTCTCCATTATAGGTCATGTAAGTATAACCAGAACCAACAATTCGTGCTTGAGTAGCCAATTACCTCACCTCCCTTACGCCGTAGTCTGGACTTCGCCAGTTGTCATGTCGATACTAAATTGAATCACGACCCAGTTAATAGGCCAAGATGGTCTATACTTGAATTTGATATCAATGCGAGTAGGCTCTTCAGTATTGAGTCTTGCTTTCAATTCTGAATAAGCATTGATGACCCGAGCGGAAATCAAGCTTTCCAGCCTGCTGGTGGTAACGCTCTTTGCGGAGACGATGGTAAATTCATCCAGAGCCGTACCCACGATTACATTGTTGAGGTCGTTCATAAGCAGAGTCAGCATATAGTGTTTTGCCCTTACCACTGATATTTCCTTGGTGGCTGAATTAGTGGTATCAGTGGTGACCCCATGTCTTACCGTTACCTGTCCCTGGCGATTGAAGAGCATGAACAACCCCTCGGTAGTGTAATAGTCCATTTGCTGAGGACTGATTTTTGGAACGGTATAAACGCCAGCAATCGTCTTGCGGGTCATGGGAACATAAACCTGCTGAGAGAGCATCTTCCCGGCAATGGCAGCAGCAGCATAGTATCCGTTGATATCATAAGTGGTATTAGTCACATCATTAAAATGCTCTACGCTCGGATAAGCAACTATCACTATATCCTCATTGCCATCACCGGGGATTGAAAGTCTCATGTCTTCCATGTTCTCGGAAGTGGTTCCTCCTAGGACAAAGAAAGGAAACTTTCCGCTGGCTTGCATAGACGAGATGAAATTCGCACAGTAATTAAAGAAAGTTGTATTGTAATACAGCGGGACTATTACCCCTACATTTTCCTCTCCCCTGAGAAGCTCAAGAGCGTTTATCCATGTGCTTAATGCGCTTCCGACAGGAACACCTATAGTCTGGAGATAATGACATCCGTTGTAAGCAGCTTTCTTACACCCAAAACTGAGTTTACAAGAGATGACTCCATTGGAATCAACCGCATCCCCATAGAAGTTTTCTATATCTTCCACATCTGTCCAGAGCTGAACCTCAAATCTATCTTCCTGGACATAATTATATGTCACCTTACAATTATGATATTGAGGAACGACCGTTATTCCGTTGGGGGAAACGGCTCCGATATCAGCATAAGTGGTTGTTGGAGCGGTAACACTCGCCAGCAAAGTCGGAACAGAGGTAGAGCTTCCTCGATATATTCGGTAGCTGGCTGCTCCTAAGACTGCATTCCATTCAAGGTCAACCCTGCCGATAGAAGCAGAACATGCTAAGGTAACATTATCAGTATTATAAACAGTTACTCCCGTAGTCTCCATCCCGTTTGCGGAAACCGCTTCCACCACATAAGTATAAACATCATTAGCAAGAGAACCACCAGAACAAGTCCCGGTGGCATTCATCCCGGTCGGGGGGTCTGCCCAAATCTCAAGCCTGGTATTATAATCATCATCCGCAGCGAGGATAGCATAGTCGTCATCCTCATCATAAGTCGTGTTCCCGCTTGCATCAGTAAGAACAATACTGGTTTCATCCACAACGGTATAAATCAATTCAGTTGCCGTGCATGAAATAGCAATATCCTCAGTCACGGAAATATTCGCCGGGACTTCTCCAATTATTGTTAACGGAGATAGTGGCAGATTAGGAGACAAGCTGGCAGAAGGCATCTCTTCCCAATATACCCCAGGTGACTGATACACATTTGGATTCCACATATCTTTTTTCCTCCTTTACCAATCCCATCCTTCTGGATAGTCTTGAATAATAGTTTCTCGGTCAGGGCCGATGAGAGCGACTTGCACTTCTACTCCGTCCACCATCGCATGCCACGCTCTCATAATCACTTCTCCCCAAATGGGGATAGATACCGAATCTGAATAAATATATCTCCTCCCCTCGGGAGAGACTTCTTGATTCTCTCCACCGAAGGGAAGACGGTCACTCGCATAAGCTATGCCAGGAATATTCGCATCAACATAATTCACCAGGAACCTTCCAGGGTCAAAGGTTATCGCATCCGCAATCGCATCAGAGAGATAATTCATCTCTCCCGTGGTATAAGCAGCATGATACAAAACCAGATTAGCCGTGAAGACTCTTCTTTCCTCCCGGAGGATTCTGTCTCCCTCACTCGTATGAATATATAGTTTCCTTTGTACTCGTTCTAATCCAGCTTGTCTTACTTCCAGATTCCGCAGAAGAACCACGATGCAAGGAAAGTCTGCATCCGTCTCCGGGAACTCCGCTTCTATTTTCAAATCCTGGAACTGATGATAGGCAGAATATTCGCTATTAAATATTTCTTTTAATCCCAAGACTGCTACCGATTTTATCGCTCCCTTGATGTCCCGGATAATCTCTGTGTTCCCTGATGTTGGGTGTGTGAGATTCGTTCCTGAGAGAGCAGGTGTTCCATTACTCATAATCTATCCTATCGGGAGATTCCATATCGGGTCATTATATTGAAGCTTGGTTACAGAGAATCTTTGACCGATTAACTGATATCCCGGAGCTATCTCTATTTTTTGCACATCTTTAACCCAGTATCTATCCCCTGTCTCGGTTATCTCTCCTGTGTTGGCGTTATAGGTTATTCTTACTATTAAATCCCATTCCCGGAGGATGGGTTCCGGGCCTATAGTAATCTCAGGAACAAGGATTCTTATCCAGCCATCTTTCTTTAACTCAATCTGTTCCCGGAGATTGCGGAAAATAGCCTTTTTGATGACCGTGGGGTAGTATCCTCCAGAATAAGATGTCCCCCAGCACTCTGGACAATTCTCGTCAGTAGCTCCTTTGAAAACGGGGTCGTAACAAGTAGAGCACCTCTCTTCTCCGTCTTCAGGGAGCATCCTTTTTCTTATCGCTACCCAATGTCCGAGATAGGAATGAGCATCATCTACTGCTTCGCTGGCTAAATAAAAATCTATATCATCGTGGACTATGCCTTGAGGATATCCTCCGCTTGGATAATCGGAGGTATTATCAATGATACCATGAGTCTCGCTAAGCACATCTTACCTCCGATTTAATAACCTTACTTTTACTCGCAAACATGTATTTTCTGATGACAGCTTTTGCAAATTTGTAACCAATCACTTCTATCTCTCTTATATTCTTCAGAAATATTATGCCATTCATATGGGCCTTTATGGGTCGGTTCTAATTCGCACAATTGTGCTTTCCCCCAATATTTATTTACCCAAGTGTGCTTGGCAGAATAACTTGCCTCTTCGCCTCTCCAAGCATAATGCTTTTCTTCAGCAAATTTACCCTTAAGAGCTTCCGATATCTTCTTTTTTGTTTTCTCGGAAGCTGGGATTCCCTTGTTCCAGGCGGGTCTCCCCTTACGAGACTCAGACATCTTCTTTTTTGTTTCTTCCGAGAAGGGAGGTCTGTTTAATGCTGCTTGTCTCATCTTCTCGATTGTTTCCTCAGAGAATGTCCTGCCAAGATTTGCTTGTCTGATTTTCTCCTTTGTTTCCTCGGTGTGAGGTCTTCCTGGCTGACCCTTTAGAGACTCAGAAATCTTTCTTTTACGCTCCTCTGATAATGGTTTTCCAGCATTTGCCTTGCGAATATTTTCCTTCTGCTCATCAGACATCTTTTGACCCTTGGCTGGCATGATAACCCTCCTATCTATTCAACCTGTTCTATTAATAGGATGTTACCATACCACATTTACCCAGTCAACTTTGTAAAAGACCAGGTCAATACCTCCAATATTTAGGCCATTCATACATCCCCCTCAGAAGCACATCCGGTTGATATGTGCTCACCAGTATTGCATTGCCAGGGAAATGCAGTTGTTTAATCTGTGCTACTGCTCTGCGGAAAGTGGGTTCCAGTTGGTCATATAAAGTTTTCCATCTTTGCATATACTGGGTTCTATCAGCATAGGGGACTCCAGCAGTAGCAAGGTTAGGAACCTCCACCCAGAAGGTCTCCAGATATTTATATGCCTGCAACCTGCAGCCCAAAACAATTAAAGGATGCCATGTAAGAGGAGAAGACCCCACGCTATAATTAGTGACAGGAGGATAGAAGTTAGCCCCTTCTATACTTGCCCTGGCAAACACAGCGTATATATCATTCTCCTCAATCCCAGGTTTAACTGGCAGGGTCTTTTGCACCAATAGCTTGGCCTCTTGCACGGCATCCTGTTCATGAGAGCTTAGGTCGGTATAAACAGCTACTGACATTTATTCCTCTGAGTCTTTCCTTCTCCACTCATTGGTTTTCTCGATATATTCGAGCTGGTCTGCTTGGTCTTGATGCTCTGGACAAAGAGGAGGTTTGTCCTCTCCTATATAGGTAGTCCTGGTTTGACAGAAATTACCATCCTTCTTCACACCAAGGCACTCCGTCCTTACTACAGTTTTGTTTACCTGTTTTACCAGGGGTACTATTCCAGTCCTCTTCTTGGGCTGGTAATCATATTCTTCCAGCTCGGTTGTCAGCTCTATGCGCCCCCGCTTTAAAAGTCTTTGTACTGGCTCTTTTTGCAGAAGCTCTTTGGTAGCAGTGACGGTATCTCCTCTCATTCCCCTCGGCTTTAAGATTATCTTATCCCCAAGATTGAGATAAGAATCTTTACCGTTCCTAATATATTTTGTTTTCGCCGTTGCCATCACATCTCCTTTCTCGGGGGAGGGGGTTAGCCCTCCCCACATCTATTACTCGCCTTCAGTATAGACGATTCTCACCAGCCCACGAGGGTTGATGATGCTCATTCCAACATACTCGTCCATAACCCAGCCCTTGTGGAATTTCTCCACCATCGGGTCTTCCTCGACATCGAGAGAATACCTGACAGGGAAATATCCAATATATTCCGGGTCTGGAAGAATATACTGCGTACCCTGGTCAACCATAATGCTCTTCTTGAGCAGGTAGGGGCCAAAAGTGGTAACCTCCTGACCAGCGACCATCTTATTCTTCAAATCCCATCCTACCTGCTCGGTAGTCCAGGTAAGAATAATGTAGTAGTCGGTCGGATGGAAGATTATCCTAGTCGGCTCCAACTCATGCGAAGCGGTGATTCCCGCAGCAGCATACAGGTCGTTGGGGTCAAGGTCTCCTGCCGTGTTGATAGTATGGGCATTTCCAGGAGTAGCAACGTGCATCGCATGCGTAGCATAATCCTCGATACCCGTCTCCAGCAGGTTCCAGAGGTACTCATCCTCCAGCTTCTGGATAACTATCTTAGACTCGTTCTGGGCATATTCTACCGCATCCATCTTAAGTGCGTGCAAATCCTCCTTGCGAACCTTCGGGAAGGCTGCAATGCGGAAGAGAGGCAGGTACACACGCTTGCCTTCAAACATGGTCACCTGTACCTCACCCTCGTTCACATTAAGCATATAGGCAGTACCCAGGTCGTCCATGACATCGTACTCCGGGGGTTCTCCCTTAGCGAGAGGGGTCTCCACTAGGATGTCACGCAGAAGTCCCTGATACTTGAGCTTGAGCAAAATAGGGCCAACAAAAGCCTCGCCCAATTTCTGGAAACCATTGGGCAGAGCAAGAGTCGCAGCAAGTAGCTGTCTCTTCTGAGCAGAACTCAGTTTGGTCATATTCTCAAGCTCGGGTACATAATCAGTACTGATTTTCGGCTCCTTGAAGTATCTATTGCTGTAAGGGTCTACAAGCCCTAGAGCCTCAGGAGTCGGAATCTCTTTTACCTCCACAAACTTCACCTCCTTGTAATGAGATTAAAAATTGGGAGTGGGAAGCCCCCAGATTAGGTCAGGTCAACCGGGGAGATGAGCTGCACATCGATAAAGTTGGTGCCAGTAGCAAGCAACTTAGCAATGGCGACATTCCCTACAGCATTCCCTCCACCATCAGTGGTAAGGCAACCATTCGCATCCCAAGTAAGTAGCTCTTCAGTTCCATCGGTAGGAACCGCATAAGCAACCGTGTCGTCATAAGCCGGGGAATAAATCCTCCAGCAGCTCCCCTCACCGAACCACACACTGGTCACATGACCACCTCCATGAAGCTCATCGATGGTGGTGTTGCAGTTATGGGTGAAAAGTCCGAAGAAACGGTCAGCAGCCTGCACGGCAAGACGCACACGGGTCGGGTCTTCTGCGATAGGGCCACAAGCGACCATACCGGGCCAAATCTCACCCATGCCAGTGGCAGTTCCACTCATGCTCCAGTTCTCCGCAAGGTAAACCGGGCCATAAGGGGTAGCCTGACGGTGCTCATAGAGCGGTTTTAGCGTACGAAACGCAAGAGGCAAATTGTCAGTCCTCAACATATGTCCTCACCTCCTTATAGTGAGATTAAAATAAATCGTTAGAATAAGATTTGTTTTATGAATTCGTATTAATGAATTTACATAAACAACTGAGAAGTGTTAATTTCCTCTTCTTTGGTCGTGATTGGGCCTCTGTCCATTGCCAGGGATTTCCTGAGCATTGGAACCCTCTTCTTCTCTACCTTTGCTTCCACTATCTTTTCCTCAAAGGGAATTGTCTCCAGCATCTCCAGACGGGTCTGGAGCTGTTCCTCGTCCATCTGAGCGAACTCTGCTTCTTTCTCCAGCTCAGAATCTGGGTCAAGAGCCTCTCTTTTAATCAATTCACGAACCAACCTCTTCGCCATAATGGTACGGGTAAAACTATTATCTGCCATGACCTCCTCCGGGTTCTCTTCCTCTGGAGGTGCCTCTGGAATCTCTTCAGAGATTTCCTCTGGAGGAGGAAGCTCCTCTTCCTCTGGCTCCTCTTCTTTGTTTTTGAACTCGTCTATAAGACCCTGTAGCCTATCCAGGAAAGTATCAAGGGTCTGCTCTTCTTTCTTGTCTATGGGTTCCAGGTCTTTGCGGTCTACCTCTTCTCCATCGGGGGTCTCTACCGTTTCAGGAGCAGCCGGGATAGAAACATCATCCTTATCTTCTGGAAGAGCTTGTGCTTTCCTGGTCATCTTTTTATCAGTAGAAAGAGAGAACCTAATCTCCTCCAAATCCTCGATGCCAAAATAATCCAGAACCTTCTGCCTGCCATCATCACTCAAATCCTTGAAAGCAATCTCCAGCTTCTTTTCCATTTCCTTCTTCTCATCCTGAGCCTGGGCTTCTGCCTCTTCTTTAGTTTTTTGTTCCACATCGGGAAGCTCTTCTTTGGTATCAGGTTCAACGACATCGGTTATCTGTGCTGTCTTAGGCGTAATGACCTCATTTATTCTCACGATTTCCACATCCATAACACTCTCCTCCTTTTTCGCCATCTTTCTCATGGCGTTATGACCAGTCCTCTCGTTCCAGCACTGTACTGATTCCTTGGGTTTACGGACATTGGATGCAACCTTCTTGAGTTTATTGGGTTCCTGTTCTCCGTAAACGGCGAGGACATCTGCCCATTCCTCTGCCGGGGAAATCACAAAGCTTATCTCAAAGAAATCCAGACCCCTGTTTATCTCGTATGCGAGGACTTCCTTGCCCTCTTTGTTTTTATAAGTCCTACCTTTGTTCTTGATATGCTCACAGTATTCTCTTTCGGAACGAGCCTCGTTTCCGCACACACTACAAACGGAATAAGCGACATTCGTTCCCATAGAGACCTTGCTGATTCTGCCCTTCTTGAGTCCCTCTGCCAGAAGAGGATAAGCCTCTCCATCCACCTCCAGAAGCAGCTCTATCCAAGCATCGGGCTGGTCATCATGGAATGCGGAGTCGATGATAATGCCTCTGGCAAACTCGGGAGAAGAGTTCTGGTGCTCTACAAAAATAGGCTTCCCGATAAAAGACTTGTATGCCTTTTTTAACTCTTCCCTCTCAAAGCCATCGAAATTATTGTTTATTTTACTGGCTATGGCTCTGACACGGGCATAGACCATCCCGTCTTTTTCAGGGATTTCAAAGAGGTCTTCTTCCATCTCCTTGAATTTGACATCTTCTCTGGAGAAAACCTCCAGGACATCACAGGTAGCGTGTTTTTTGAACATTATAATCCTCCTATAAGTATCTAATAAGAAGTCGGACTTTTTTTACACGATTTGTAGAACTTGGCTATAATCTACAGAAATAGGTTTTCTATATTCTTCCTAAGTTCTTCTGGACTGAGAGAATCGAAGTCGATATTCTTAGATTTAATTATTTTATCTATATTCCTCGCCTTGGCTCCCTGTACCTCATATCTCTGGTGCTCGTTTTGCACCTGGTGAAATAATTCCATATCTGAGAGAACATCAATGCTGGATGCTGTCTTAGATGCTGCTTTGCGAGGTGGTTCAGCAGTCATAGGAAACCCTTTTGGTGCTCTTTTGCGAGGAGGTTTTGCCCCAGTCGGCAATCCTCTTAGTATTCTTTCTTTCTTAACTGGCTCTGGCATAACTACCTCCTCCTTTTTCTTTTTTCTTTTTTCTTCCCACAGGTTTTGCATCTTCCCACTCTGGTAATAATAGTTAAGAGCGAGAGCATGAGAACACATCCTGCCATTAAGCCTGGAACTCCAGTTATATTTCGGGTCTCTCTTAGTGATGTGAGGACTTCTGTCCCAAGCATAAGCCCCCCAAAGACATGAGCACCTCCAATGAGTCATTCTCTTTGTTCCAGGCTTTATCATTATCGAGGTTTCATATATCCCATTATCTCCAACCACATCAGCTTTTATCTGGGTAATCTTGTCAAAATGTTTTGCTCTAGAAGGAGTCCATTCTTTCGGGACTACTCCCCCAGAATCAAAGATATCCTTTGCTTTTTCCTCGATGGTTCTCCACTGCTCTCTGTGACGCTGCTGGATATCCTGCATTGTGAGTGCATATTTCCAAAACTCATAATCAAGAAATGAATATATGTCCATTTATTCCTCATTTGCAATCTTCTTTAATTTTTTCTGTAATGATGCAGGCTTAAAAATTATTCAACCGAGCGAATTCCCCTTGATATTTTAACGCTGCATTATTATAAGCTTGTGCAGCTTCTATTTCATCATTAAAACGACCAAGATAAATATATTTCCCGCTAACAGTAATATTTGCTCTCCATCTTTTACTTTCTTTGTCCCAGGTTATTCCTTTGAATTTACTAGATGAGTTATTATAGGATTTTTGATTAAAATTGTTTTGTTGTTTGTTCGCTATTCTTAAATTATGTTTTTGATTATCCAAGCCATTCCCATTTTTATGGTCAGTCCCAATATTCTCAATTTCCTTTCCATAATATTCTAAAATTACTCGATGCATATAAATTATCCCTCTTTGCGACAAATCCTCATATTCTCCCCTTTTTTGTTTTCTAATCGCATAATAAGTATCATGGCCTTTTCTAATATACCAACTCCACTGAGATAGCCATTCATAATCTTCATCGTCAACTAAAGCGCACATGCCTTGTGATAAAAATATTTGTTTCATTTTCCAGTTGCTTCCTTTTCTGATATTTTTTTCAGTTTAGCCTGTAAGGAGGTAGCTTTAGGCATCGTCCCCATCTGCTCTGTGCTTTCCTCGGGCTTGGAACGGTTTTGGGGAAGGGGCTTGATAATAGCCCCTCCTTCTTCTTTTTCTGTTTCAGGGGCTTCCATCCCTTCGAGACCCTCTACAGCTCCTGGAATCTCTGGTTCCGCACCACCCATCATGCCACCCATTCCCGGTGCACCCATGCCACCCATCTCTGGCACACCCTCTGGTTTTTCCTCGGGGGCGATACCAGCAACCTCTGCCCTGAGCCACTCTGGTATAGGCAGACCCTCCTCCTTAAGCTCCTTGTACAACTGGTTATTGGAACGCTGCTGTGCAATAATCTTCGCTCTCGCTTGGTCGAGGGTTTTCTCAAGCTCGTCCTCAAACCCGAACTCTACCCCGAAGAGCATGGTAGAATCTGCCACAGGAACCCCAGCTTCTTTTAGTTTGAAGAGAAATTCTCTCTGAGTAGCTTCATCTCTCAAGTCCATGACTCTCATAATAGGCTCGGGGATAAGGAGCTTGCGCTTGGATTTTCTTTCCTTATTTCCAGTTTCTGGGTCTACCACAATATACTCTTCGTACACAGGGATTAGCCTTCCTCCCTTGGTCTCATAATCAAAGAATTCCTGTGCCTCTGCTACGGCACGGTATCTGTCCTTGACATGTTTTTTAATCTCGCTCTGGTAAGACCTAAGCCTCTGATTCAGAAAATCCGCACTGAGAGCGGTGCTGGCATAAGGTTGATTCGCTTGCCCGGAAATCAGAGATTCTGATATTCCAAATACGGTGAGAATCCTTTTCTCTATTTGTGCATAGTCCTGAGTCATGTCCGGGATTACTTCTCTGCCCCAGACATTGGAAAACTCCACTGCAAAGTGAGTCGCCAGGAATCTAAAATCAGAGGACATGGCTAATTCCACATCATCTCTTAATGCAGACAATTGTTCATTGGTAGGAATCCAGGCTACTCCATCCTGTCCGTATCCAGCACTACCAAGTTTCCCTACCAGCAGAGGTAAGTACATCCTTTCCGCTATTGCCATCTGCGACATATTTAATTTTTCTTCTAGCATAAGCTGGCGAAAAGCTCTCATGAGGATTGGGATACCATGAGATTCCCAAGGAGGGCCACCGCATTTGAGCTGTGTGAGCAACGAAGCATCAATAGGGATTGCTTCGTTCTTCATGATGTAGGGAAGCAGCTCCCCCATCTGGTCTCTCAAAACCTCGTACTCTTCTTTAGGTTCTTTCTTGGTGACCAGGTTACGAAGATGTTCGGGTATCTTCATCTTAAATGCACGAGATTTAAGTAACGGAAAGTACTGTACCTCGACCAAATCTGGGTCTAATAATTCCTCTGATGTCCAGCAGCCGAGGTCATCACTCCACTCTCCAAACGCATACGCCTCTCCGACTTGCCAATACTCCAGCCCCAACTGGATTAAAAAATTCACATAATCTAATCTGTTTTCATCCAGGAACAGGTCATCATAAAACTCTTGTATTGCCGAGTCTTTGCAAGTATTCTCAAATCCGATTAGAGGAAACCTGGAGAATATCTCGATACAATTATGAGATACAAAACCATTTGCAACATAACTCTCGTCTTCTTCTACCTCAAAATTATAAACCTTCCCCCGGTACATAATTTCATCTTTAGAGTCTATCCGATAATGCATATAGCCATTGTCCAAAAAACCTCTCGGCATTTTATACCATTTCCTTGTTCTTTCTTTCCAGGGAATGTCTAAATGATTACAAGCAAAATCTTGGGCAGATTCTCCAGTTATGCTTATGCGCCCAAGAGAAGTGGTAATGACAGAAGGAACCTGTTCATTGATTTGCCTAATCTCAAAACACTCTTTTGGTATTCTTAAACTGGCACTATACCCCATCCTATGAAGAATTGTTTGTAATCCCCATATCAAATCGACAGACTTAGAATCAAAAACTATTTCGTCCTTTGTGCTACAACCATCTCCTCTCCAGAAACCAATAACCAACTGAGATTGTTTTTCTGTTGGAAGTTTTTGCACCCAAAGAGGGATTCTTTTCTCAAGAGCAGAATGCCCAAATTCTTCTCTTAACCACCGACAGAATGGCTTAGAACAAAAGCTAACCTCCCACATATTTCTTTCTCTATATATTTTTGCTTTCTTGCCAAGACATTTCTCTATTAATTTAGTAGCATCTTCTGCATAATCTCTTTCATGTAATCCAAAATCAAGCCTAAATTTTCCTCTCTCTGTCGCACTACCATCAGAGAGATAGTACCCAATCAATCTCATTAAATCAGGGGTAACCTCAAGACGAAGAGAAGCTTTTCTTTGACATTTGGTTTTTGGGATTTTTCTTGTTCCCTTATAAGTATAAACGGGGTCTCTTTCCCACTCAGAAAGAATTTCATATAAGATTTCCTCCTTGTCTTCTACTTCTTTCAAGACAGGGGAAACCAAATATTCTCCAACCTCTATTTCTTTCGGTAATTTCCAGCTATAGTCATTACCGTCAAAAATATAAAGAGGATGTTCTGGGGTTACCTCTATTTCATTATTGTTTTTGTTTGATGTGAACCTGTAAATATTGCCAAGATAATCAAAGGTCTTTAGTTCCTTTATTGGTCTATATCTACCATTATGAGTACGGACAATATCTCCTATTTCTACATCTTCAATATTTTCCCAATTCCCCCCAACATCTATCTGCGTTCCCTCTGGATGACAAGTAGGCACCATGTGGTGTGTCATCATATAGAATCTGCACCACTGCCTAATTTTTTTCCTTTCAGCCTCAAGTTGCATCTGGAAAGGAATACCAATTAATGTGTACGAACGAATAGGGTCATAGTACCTGGGTCTTGCCATGACCGCATCACGGTAGGCAGCTTCCTTGGTAAAGCCCATTTTCTGTGCATCCCTGGATACAGCGTTCCTGGGGAAGGGAGAAAGAAGATTAGCTTCCTCTGCTTGTTTCCAGTACAACTCTCTGGCATCAGGGTGTCTAGGTAAAGCTACTTTGGGAATAGCATCCTCATTATTTATATGTTTACGGAATTCCTGGCTTATGGCTGGCCTGGAAAAGATAATCTTCCTGCGACCCTCTTCCATTTAATCCTCCCTGTTTACTTGTCTCCTGGGATAAAGGTGGCATAGACATACTCATCATCGGTGGAAATCTCTTTGATATTGCTGGATAGAATTCCCTCACTTTGCAGATAACTAATGGTAGTTTTAGCCAGCTCCTCATCATCGATAGGCTCATCAGTAAGAGTTTCCATAGCTACCTTTACCTTTTGCAGCTCCTGGTCTTTCTTTGGTTTCATGGTCTGATAAGCAAGGGGAGCATCAGTCTCATAGAAATTCTTTTGACCCTCTGGCTCTGGCTTTTTCTTATTCTTTTTCTTTTTGCGGTCAAGGATACTGAACCTTCTCTTACTGGAGTATTTCTCATTCCAGAGACCATTAAGAAACTTCTTCACTGGCTCCGCTCCCTCAATCAGGTTTACTTCATCGATAAGATGGGCAAGCTCGTCCTGGTTCATATTAGCGACCTTTTCTTTTACCTTGTCAGGGTTCTCGTTAAAGTCCTCTATGATTCTAAGAGCAGGCTGGTCAAGTTGAGCTTTTTTTGCATATGTGTCCATTCCCTCGTCAACATATTTCTGTAAAGCTTGCTCTGCATCTCTTTTTGCTTGATTAAATGTTTTAGAAGCTCCTCTTTCAAGCATTTGCCATTCTCTTACTCCAAATTCCTCGATATCGATTACAGAAATCTCCCATTCAAAATCTTTTATCCCTGTTTTGGGAGAAACAATAACAATCTTTGTTGGAAGACCATCTATATCTTTTTTCGATTCCCAAAAATCCCAACCATATGGTTTGAAATATTCTCTTTTAGCCTTTTTAAGGTTTTTCTTGGATTCGTAGAGGTCTTTCAATTCCGGGTGGTATTGCTTCTCATATTCATATCCCTCAGAAGTGAGCTTTACATCATCAATTATTTCTCCACATGAATCACAAACAGGATAAGAGTCCCATTCGGAATCTGCAAAAATAGGATAAAACTCAGAGTCATCAAGTTCCCCATACTCGTTGTAGGCTTCATCTCCTATTTCTTCTGCGGCTTTCTCGGCACATCTTTCGCAGAGGACTCCTCCATCTGCAGTTGTATAACCAACAACATCAGCAGCGTTAAGAGCTTCTTTAGTAAGACTGTCTTTGCTTCCCTCTGCGCCTATATCCGCAGACATGGCAGGAGCTTCGGTATATCTGAAATTATCTATCCCACAAGCTCCTCTAGGAGAGAACTCGTCACAGGTGTCCTGGGTATCCATTGGGACATTCCAGAAAGAACAGAAGTTTCTGCCCAAACGGAAGTTAGTGCAATTCTCACAAATGGGTTCTTTTGGGTCTTGAGCTTCTTTTTTAATCGAGTTCTCCGATGCTGCTAGGTCTAAAGGGTTACCACCGCTATCGGGGGTTTCGCCCATCTCTCCAGCCTCTTCGATTTCCATCTGTTCTTTTTCGCTTATTTCTTCAGGAGCCTGCAGCCCAGAGGGTTCTCCTATTTCAGTATCGGGGTTCGGGCCTTCCTTCTGCACAAGCTCTATCTCGTGGGTATCAGGGCCAGCAGGCCCGACATACCTCCAGCGATTTCCCTTCTCGTCAATGACGATGGAGTCCTTCTTGGGGACATGACCACCGAACCAACGCTTAATCTCATCACTGGTGTGATAGGACTTCTGCTTCTTGGTTTTGCCTTCTCCAATCGTCTCATCAGTCTTAGTCTCTGGAGGAATGAGTCCAGGATTAGAAGCAAAGTCAGTAGGCTGGAAAATATTCTGGGACTTTTTGCTAAATTTCTGTTGTTCCCATCTGTCTAAAACTTCATTATTAAAATATTCTGAAACAACTTCATAAATTCCAGGAATACTTAACAATGTGCTTGCATTCTCAGCAACAACCTCAGCAAGAATAGAATCAAATTCTTCATCGGTCATTTGAGAATAATCCTGTGCTTTCTTCTTCATGTCCTCATCAGAAGCAGATTTTCCCATCACTGCTTTTAGTTCGGCAATGCTTGAATCCAGAGTACCAAGGACTTTCTGCCATAAAGACTTTATTTTATCCAGGAATCCAGCGGTCTTAGAAGCCATAGACGGCTCATGCAATTTGAATTTTCTGGTAACACGAGACCCCATCGTCTCTTCCAAAGCATCCTCAAGTACCGCTCTGGTGGCAGCATTTACTTTAGATAGTGCCAGCTTCCACGCTTCCGCATACTTGGGAGCAGCCGCCTCTGACCTCTGGAACTCGTAGATGATACCATCTATCTCTGCCATCCTATCATCGATGGCTCCGAAGATAGGTTCGAGCACATCCATAATCTCTTTGTTCCTATCAGTGGCCTTTCTTGCCTCGGCAATGAGTTTTTTGTTCTCCTCATGCTCATGAATCATTTCTTCTACCGTGGCATTGAGTCCACCAGGAGGAAGCACAGCTTCCTTTTTTATATCATCACTATCAGCTTTGGAATGAAATTCCTCGCTCTTCTCCACTTCAGGGACATGCTCTCCCTTGGTATTCTCCTGGTAATTAACCTTGCCAAAGGCAGAATCTTCTACCTTCTGTTTCAGCTCTGGGGGCCAATTCGAGAGCTGGTTCTTCTCAAGCTGGTCATAAAGAAGTTTTGCCTCAGCAGGCTCATCTCCCGTATCCGAATAG